CTATCCACAGTATTCACATTAGCACCTGTAGCTATAGTGTCTAGTTTTGTCTTAAACGTACTGCCATTAAACCAGCTAGCTATAGCTTGCCATACTGCTACAGGCGACCATGCTAACCGTGTTGTTGCTGTGCCAGCTTCAGCCTGAGCCTGAGTTGCTGTACTAGCTACCCACTCACGGCTGTCAGTTAGTCGGCTGTCAGCATTTGTAACTACCAGGCTAGTGTCTATCTCAAATGTTTTGGCTTCTGTGCCGTTATAGCTATTAGACAGTAACCCTGTACCTGCTGTCAGTAGTGCCTGTGTAACGTCTGCTGTACCGTCAAAAGCTACGCCATTAATCAATCTAGCTGTTGCCAGCTTACTAGCTGTTGCAGCATTGCCTGTTGTGCTTTGGTTAAGCGTTGGTATTAAACTAGCATCAACTATGCCACTAGCCAAGTTGCTAGCATTGGTAAAGTCTAGGTTAGGCACACTACTCAGGCCTATGTCTGCTTTGGTTAAGCTAATGTCACCAGTACCATCAAAAGCAACACCGTTAATCAATCTAGCTGTTGCCAGCTTACTGGCTGTTGCAGCATTACCTGTTGTGCTTTGGTTAAGTGTAGGTATTAGACTAGCATCAACTATGCCACTAGCTAAGTTGCTAGCGTTGGTGCTATCCACATCAACAACGTTACCTAAACCCAGGCTAGTTTTGGTTAGGCTAATGTCTGCTGTACCATCAAAAGCTACGCCATTAATCAATCTAGCTGTTTCTAGCTTGCTGGCTGTTGCAGCATTGCCTGTTGTGCTTTGGTTAAGCGTTGGTATTAGACTAGCATTTACTATACCACTGGTTAGGTTGCTGGCGTTGGTGTTGTCAACATCAACAATATTGCCTAGACCCAGGCTAGTTTTGGTTAGTACGACACTGCCAGCGTTACCATTTACTGAAGTCACAACAGCAGTCGGGTCAATCTCAAATGTTACTGGGTTACTACCATCATACTCAGCTACTACCAGACCACTACCTGCTGTCAATACTGGTAAACTAATACTGGTAACTGGCAAGCTTACATTTTCCTCAGTACCAGTATACTCAACAGGGGTGCTAGTAGCCAGTCCTGTGATTTGTAACTGGGTGGGTCTAATACTGATTCCCTCTAGCTGTGCAAGGCGAGTCAGCAACCCTTGAGCTACGCCATTAGGTAGTGGGTCAACTATTAGGCTAGTAAGCTGTAATGGTTCGTCTGACTCTGGTACTCTAATTTTAAAATTCAAGCCAGACTCAAACTGAACTCTATAGTAGCAGTGATTGCTACTGCTTAGGTCGTTCCAGATATCAAAGCTAAATTGTCCGGTTAGTGGGTCAGGGGTTACTACCAGTGGTTTTGATGAGTGATACAGAACATCACGTGTCGTGCCATAGTCTACTAGGCTAACTTTAAAGCTTTGTGTTTCGGGACTGCCATCTGGTCTAGTTAGAGTTCCGTTAATTGTTACCATGTTACTATACCGTTATTTATGCTGTATGTGTGGTCACTGTACAAGCCAGGTAATACCCAACTACCCCCAACATCTGTAGTGACAGTATTTGTGCCTACTGTGCCATTGTTGCCAAACCTAACCAAACTACCTACAATAACTTCTAAGTCACTGGTATTAACTATGCGGGCTGTGGTTTCCAAACTACCCCAAAACGTTACTACTAGGCTACCTGTGCCATTGGCTAGTAAGCTGTCACCATAGCCCAAACCTGACCCTACTATGCTACCGGTATAGGTAACAACGCTGTTGTCAAACCCAGACTTTAGCTTGAGGTCTACGCCTAGCCTAGATTCGGCTGTAAAAATTAGGCCCTCTTTACCTGCTGTAAACAAATTAAGGTCACTGGCTTGTGTATCTAGATTGCCGCGTGAGTAGGTATAAATGCCTTTCATGATTAGGTGCTAGTTATTTTTATTATTAGTTCAGTTAGAAGATTTGCCTTGTACTCTCTTACCACATCTAATTGTATATCGGCAATAATAGGATAAACCGGGAATATCAACCCCGGTTGTGTGCTAGGGGGTGCTAGTGTTGGGGCTTCTATTGTGCCTTGACCATCAACATAGCTAATTAATACTCGCAGGTCATCGCCTACGTCACCAGCTTCAGGCTCATACACACGGCTAGTAGCACCTGCTATGTTAACCCAAGTAATACCAGCATCTTCTGACACTTGCCACTGATATGACACTTCAGGAGTTGCGACATTAGCATAAAATACAGCTACCTCGCTAACCGGGACTGTAAACTGTACCTGGCTACCTGTTACACTTAGCACATCATACAAGCTAGTGCCTATTCTAAATGTGTCACCTGTGCTAACACTAACAGGCGTGGGTGTCAGAGTGGCTGTGTCTGTGCTAGTCCAGACAACGCTGTAACTAGCTGGATTGCTGCTAGCTTTTTCGATTACCTGAATTTGGCTGACTGACTGGCTAGTAGTAGGGTTATAGGGTGCTAGTATAGTAGTCTCTACGCTACTGTCTAGTTTTGCTATGCTGAAACTGCTAGGTATACTTGTGTCAAACTCTGGTAAATAAGTAGTTAGCTTGTTAGCGTCAACTAGCTGAGAAAAGTATGCCAAATCACGGCTATATAGTGCGTTTATATCCATAATACGGGTTTATTGCGTTTAGCTATCCATTGCCATACTTCGTCATAGCCTGTGCTAACAACCTCTCGCTGTGTGTATGGGTCTAGTAATTTTCGTGCTACTCTAAGTTCTGATATTCTAAATAACGCCCAACTAGGGCTAACTTTTTGAGTCAATAGCAAATAAGCGTCATCTAGTGCTGTTTGAATTTTGGCGTGGTCAATGCTGTCAATATCTGGGTTGTCAACTTGTGTTAGCTGTGTAGCTTCGTCTATGCCTACAAACTGCACAAATTGTTGTGTAGTATTTATACTCATCACTTTAATACAGGTAATTAAGTAGTTGGGTATACCCATACACCACCCTAGCAAAGCAGTAGGGGGGTAGCTGAGTATACCCCTAGTAACAGTGTTTAGGTTAAGCAATCTGTCAGCAAATAACCTGCACCTGCTTTACCAGTTGCACCAATTCCAGTAATAACAGGACTGTGTTCATACAATACGTCAGCAACGATTACACGTCGGTCGTCGTCGTTTCTAAAAGGTGTGACTACCGGGTAGTTACGGTGAGTATAGGTATAGGCAAAGCTGGGTACACCCATACTAGCACTTGAGTTAGCTGCTAGGCTACCAGTGCCTAGCTGATTATTGGGTGCATAAAACAGCAATGCGATGTCACCGATTAGGTCGGCAAATGTACCGTCAGTCGCTAGTTTAACCTTTTCAGCAACCCGGATACCACGACTTAAGCCAAAATAAGCAGCCAGGTCATCTAAGCCTACTACACGGCTAGTTGTTGGCTGGAATTGTGACCGGATTGTTGAGTTTTGTTGCAAGGCATAGTACACTTTGGGACTCAGTACCATGCTGTTAGGGTAAACGGCTGACTGACTCCGCACCGCCTCTTTAGCAGCCATAATATCAGCAAACGGGTCGCCACCAGCAGCGTCCCACTTGGTACTAACTGAAGAAGTTAAAGCTGACTCAAAGTTAGCAGGATTAGTTGCCATTTCTAGCACTTCAGCCTCGTTACTTAGCATCAATTGACTCAACACCTGGTTAAGTGCTAGTCGCTGTAGCTGAGGCATATTAGCCGCGTCAGCTTCTTCAATATGCTCGTATGGCACTTCGACACCTAGTGCGTCCTGATACAAGCTAAACAACTTGGTGCTGTAAGCTGCTGTAGTGCGTTTAATGTTAGCACCTGGACTGCGACGTGTGGGCTTGATGGCAAACTCTTCTTTACCAAACATCATTACTTGACCGGCACGTGTGCTAACGCTAACCGGTGGTGCAATAAAGTCAGCTACTCCTGGTACTGGGTTCTGATAACCATGCGCTAACTGGGTTAGTACAGGGTCAATAATTCGGGTCTGTTTTAAATTTAACATTAGTTTAATAATACCGTGACAAATGTGCCATCAGTGGCAAGAGCATACTTAAAATCAGCTACTTTGTCAGCACTACCCGGGGCTGTGGCTTTACCAGTAGCATCAATACCAACCAAGTCACCTACTGCAATAGTTTCACCAGTACGAATAGCAACCTCGGCTGTACCGGCACAAGTAACAGTGACATCTGAGCCAGTATTAGCGTCAAACATTACTACACCCAAATAGGGCTTAGTGCCATCATAACCACCGTCAAATCGGCATACAGTGTTACTGGCTAAGTCGGTTGTAGCTGTAACAGTTAAAGCAAGTAAATTAATCATTTTAGGTTAGTAAGTTGTAAACAGCAGAAAAGTCCTCAGATGAGTTATAGTCTTTACCTAGCTCGGCACACTTAGCCTGAATTTGGCTCAGTAATGGATTCTCGGCTAACTCAAACTCAGCAAATTTTCCTGTGTTGCTGGCTTTGCTAGTTTCCACTGTCTCAGTATTGTCTACCATAGGAGGCAACTGGTTAAGCAACTTGACTGCAATGCCAGTAGTATCCTCACTAAGCAACTTAAGTGCCTCTGACTTAGGCAGAATAGCCTCGGTTAGCTTGAATTTGCTGTAAATGTCCTCGACAATGGCTAGGTTAGCGTTCTCGTTAATTTGACGCTCTAGTAACTGCACTCGCTCAGATAACTCAATGACTTCGGGGTTAGCTAGCTTAGTTTCTGTTTGCCATTGGCCGTCTACTTTTTTGATTGTGTAGTCGTACTCAGTGCCATCAGACAAGCTAATAACGCCAGTAATAACATCATCGTTTAGTTGTGGCTCAGTCTTGAAATCAGACGGCTTAAGGTTGTCAAATGACTCGCTTAAGGCATACATCGTAACAGGCTTGAGATAATCGGTTAGGTTTTGCATGGGTTGGGATACGGTTGTAACATCTGCATCTATGTCAGATAGCGTAATAGCTTCTAGTCCTTTAATTCTGGGTGGTGTAGCACCTAAAAAGCCTAGATGTCGTAAAACAGGGGGTTGCTTGTCATAAAACGCTACACTGCGTTCCCTAAACCTGCCTTCTGACAGCAACTTGCTAAATTCTGGAGTAACCTCTAGGTCACAATATAGGTTGTCGTTGCTGGCGTTGCAGCTAGTTACCCAACCCCAAGCTGGACTGTTATCTTTAGGGTGGCCTAGCACTACTGGCGCACGATGACCGCTACTGGCATAAGACCCAGCCAGTTGGTTAACCATTTCAGGCGTAATACCAACACTAGCATCTGCCTTTAGTACGTTTACTTTAGTTAATTTAATCACGCATTTCTAATAGTTACAAAACTGCTAACATATAGTACCCACAGCCCCCCACTATTACGCTGTGCAAATTGTTAGCCAGAAACTAGGCTACTATAGGTATACCTAACTACCCCCCTAGTGGATTATAGCTAGCTCAAAACCAGGTTACTATAGGTAGACCTAACTACCCCCCTAGTAGCCAGCAAAGCTGGGGGTTGTGCAGTTGTTAGCTTTAGACTAGCCTACTAGGGGTAGACTACTATAGGGGTCTAGTAGAAAGCTTTGCCAAATAGTAGCTGAGTAAGTCACTGGGTTAAATAGCGGCTACTAGGGTAGTAGTACAACAGGGGGTGTAGTAGCTTTGATTGTGTTAAAATGGGTACAGGCACTAAAGCCTAGCTGTTTATCACTTAAACAATGACTGACCTAACCCAGTATACATCACCCAGTATTGACGGCTTGCAAGTGGTAATTGACCAC